CGTAAATGATTAAGGAAACATGTTTGTTGAATTCTTCCATCGTGGCTAGCTCTCTAGGAGCGCACTTGAGCCAGAACAAACGCATGAGCATCTGTCCAATGATGGTGTTGACGGTAGCAGTCAGATACACACCCGAGGGCATGCAGTGAGTCTGACCATAGACCACGTCATCATAGATATGCACCGAAGATGCGATTTCCATGAATAGTGTACGTCTAATGAGTTTTTCTTCCTCAGTACCATCATACCATTTTTCGATGGTGTCCAGAGCTGACCAGAGCAGTTGTGCCGAAACACTTCCGTCCCAACCAGAATAGTCACCAGCGAATACTTTTCGACCCTTACCTCTTAGGTGAGTCGCCAACACATGCCAGTCAATGCTGTATGGATTAATTCCGATCGAAGATTCGGAATGGATAACGTTCCTCGCTTGATGAGAGACGAACGCCCCGAAATACATGCGACAGAGAATAGTGAAATGAAGTGGAGAGGCAGAAAATACGCGAGTCTTCACAGCGAGTACCTTTTCAAGTAAACGCCGCTCGTCTTTGTTTAGATCCTGCCAGTACACTTCAATTCGCTCTCCTCTGGGCAATTTTTCGAGACACTCATCAATAATCGTCCTGAGTCTATCGGAGATAGTGAACGTTTCATTGTTAATCCATGAGCGTTTTCCTGGCGTGCGGGCCTGTTTCTGTTTACAGAAAGGAAAGCCGGGCGAAGTTGACAAAGTCAACGGGCCGAAGCTTGGATTTCCAGCTTCGCCGAAGCAAGCTTCTTCTAGCGTGAAAATCTTTCGCTCAGTTGGTTCTCTTGCGCCTATATAGACGCGTGCTACATCATCTGAGACCTCCGTCAGCATGGTTTCTGGAATCAAGGGATTGACTCCGCCACACTTCTTGAGGCCATTGAGGAGTGGGTTCACTAGGACCCCATCTCTCTCTACAGGTCTCAAAACCGCCGGGGCAGTAATGGGTTCCTGGATGCAACCAGAGATGGAAGAGGGCTTGATGCCCGTTGCGGAGATCTGTCCCGCCCGAGTTTCATGATGACCAAAGGGGATAAAAGCCCCCTCAGTAATCGCGGGCAGAGTTTGATCAACCGCTTGAAGTGGAGGAGAATCATTAAGAGTCTCCTCTGCGTCGTCGAGCCACCGTTGCACTCTAGGTGCAGATAGTGGCACGGAAAATCCCTTTCCAGAATTCCCTGCAACGTGCATACCGCAAATTTTCTCTCGAAGCGAGAATTGAGGGCTACCAAAATGGCTCCACAATCTCCCACTTTCGTTTCAGCTGCGTAGCCGATAGAAGACAAGGTTTTCGTCGCGTTCGGATAGCTATCATTCGTGATGATTTGCGAGAACATTTCTCTGATCTGAAAGACCGTGAGAAGAGGCGAACCTTCTTTGTTCGGGAGAACCCGAGGGCACACGAGTGCCGCGGCATGTCCATTGAGTTGGGAAAAATTGTCAGTGTCAATAAGATGGTTAGTAATATTGGCAAAGCGGGGCACATTTCTCGGTAGTCTGATTAGGACTAGATCAATGAGCCCTTCGGAAGTGCTACACGGCTTGATAGTCATGTCGCTGGGATAGAACTTGCACAAAGGTCGAGCCTTGAAAGTGCTGAGTTCCCACACTTCATCTTGATCATAAGTGATCTTTGGGATATCGTGTCTGTAGG